CCTTGATTGTTGCCAACTCTTGAGTCTTGCTCTTATGCTCATTTATCAGTTTCTCAACATTTTCCTCTGATACTGCGTCCATCGGCATGCGAACTAGATACTTGTATTCTTCATCTACAACATTTGAATCACCGTTAGCAATCATTTGATAACCTTTTTCCTGTAGCATCTTAATAATATCGTCCTTCTTTCTCTTACGCAAATCAATAGTGCCATTTAGAACTTCCTGAATATACTTAACTTTATTAGACAGAACAACTAGTTCTTTTTCCAAGACATCAATTAAATACGCCTTTCGAGTACCATAATATACTAATCTTACATCATAGAAGTCATCAATAATTTCATTCACATTGCTATATTTTGTCAACTTGTCATCTGAATTAAACAAGTTCATATTTGTTGTGCTACTAGTATTATACAGCTTTAGAACTTTCTCTAATCCATTACAATCATAATCACCCTTTATTGATTCTAGCTCATCCAATTTGCCCTTGTTAAACGTGATAATAAAATCCACATTGGTATCTTTGCTATTGTCATCATATTCTTTTACATATGGTGTCGACTTCTTTTGCTTCTCTTTATCCTTCTCTTTATCCTTGCTTTTTTCAACTTGTTCTTCCTCTAGCTCCTCAAGAAGTTCTTTGAAATCCTCTGTCCAGAAGCCAATCGGCAACTCTGTTACACGAATTTTATCCGGACCAAGTTTCTCATAACTGCCTTTAAACAAATATTTAGTATCACCAACCTTTGATATTGTGCCCTTGAATCCCTCATAATAAGGCATAAACTCTTTTTCAAGACTAGTCGAGCTAAGTTTGCTCTTTAGATACTCAATAATATCCTTCGGGTTGTAGCACATTATTTCAGTACTAAAACCAGTTCCAATGCCCTTTGAACCATTGACTAGAACCATCGGTATAATTGGCACATAAAATTGCGGCTCAACTGGCGTTCCATCATCTGATAAATATTTTAAAACATGGTCATCTTGTTCTATAAATATACAACGCGTTATCTTCTCTAATCGTGTAAATATATATCTGGGAGACGATGCGTCTTTGCCACCCTTAATTCGCGACCCAAATTGACCTGCCGGAACTAGCAAATTAACATTATTGGAACCAACAAAATTCTGAGCCATACCTACAATTGCTTGATTCAAAGACTCCTCACCATGATGATAACACGAATGCTCTGAAACATAACCGGAAAACTGCGCCACTTTGATTTCACTTGACAAGCGCTTTTTGAAAGACGAATACAAGATTTTACGCAATGATATTTTGAGTCCATCCATCAAATTTGGAATACTACGGTCGCAATCATATTTGGAGAAATGAATTAGCTCTTTATTAATGAACTCTTCATATGTAATCATTTGCTTACTAGTATCTACATAACTCTCTCTGTTATAGACATTTTCAAGCCAATCTTTTCTATCATCTGCGCGTTTCTTATTGAAGACCATATCAATCGCATCATCACTGCTTGGTGTGTGTTGAAAACCAACAAAACGCTTCTCCTCAAAATATTCAACAAACTCGTTTTTGGTCGATGTGCCCAAACCCTTGTAATACTTAATATTCCAACCTTTTGTGTCAGTTGCGCCATTGTTCTTCCATGAATTATATTCACCCTCATTATAGAATTTCATTTCTTGTTGACCCTTTTTCGCTTTCAAAATTGGCGTGTTCATGAAACCAATAAATCCAGGAATATGTGCCAAGCTTGACCATTCGTTCTGAAACAAATTAATACACAAACCTTTAATGTGTGACCCATCTAAATCTTGGTCAGTCATAAATACAATTTTACTATATCTCAGTGATTTGTTTACATCTGCGAGTGTAGCATATTCTTTACCAGATTCTAAACCTAAAATCTTCTTAATCTCAGTGATTTCCTTGTTTTCTGACACTTTCTTTTGTAATTCGCCTCTGACATTCATGACTTTGCCCTTCAATGGATACACGCCAAATACATTTCTGTCTTCTGATGACAAGCCTGAAATAACTCCTGTCTTGGCTGAGTCTCCCTCACAAAAGATTAAGACACAACTAGACGACTTATCAGTGCCTGCCCAATTCGCATCAGTTAGCTTAGGAATACCTCTGATTGACTTGGATTTAGTTCCATCTGTCTTTTTTGCGGCCTTGTTTTCCTTGACTTCAGTCAATTGTAACGCAGCATCCATCACACCCATTTTTGCGACCTTTTCAATAAATTTATCACTGACGTCACACTTTGAGCCAAATTTAGAAGACGGAGTGTTCATAAAATCCTTGGTCTGACTATCAAATGCCGGATTCTCAATATCGCATCTAATAAACAGAATTAACTGTTCCTTAATTGAGTTTTGGTTGACCTTGACCTTTTTCTTTTGCTCAATATAGTCGCATAGCTTTCGAGTTATCTGACCTAAAATGTATTCAACATGTTTACCACCTTTTGCTGTATGAATTCCATTTACAAAGGATACTTGGATAAATTCGTTATTTGGAGTTAATGCCACAGCATATTCCCATCTGCCTCCGGGACCACTGTCTTCATATGCTCTGGGTGCCGCACTTTTGTCACCGATATACAAGTCAATGTATTGTTGAAAATTCTTAACAGGAATAAGCTGTGAATTATATTTGACTTTTAAAGACTTGTCGGTCACGGCGGAAATATCGTATACACGCTTTTTCAGAAGCGCAATCAAATCAGGAGTAAGACCATCAATACCAAGACGCTTATAATCAGGCTTAAATGTGATTTTTGTATAAGGCTTATTCTTACATTTAGTGATTGTTGGGCTACAAATCTCGTCCAAATTGTTCTTGAACTCTTGAACATATTTTAGTCCTCGCACATGGTCAATCGTTTCTACTTGTCCATATGTAGACCAAATAAGAACTAATTTGAACCCAAATCCGTTCTTACCACCTACGATTTTCTTTTCATCCTTATTGTAATTTGTAGATGTTCTTAGGTGACCAAATATGAGCTCAGGAATCCATACTTTGTATTCTGGATGTTGAGCAACATCAATGCCATTGCCGTCATTTACCATTACAATAGTGCCATCTTCTTGGATAGATATATCAATGTAGGAAACAGGAATACAATTAGGCTGGCCGGCTTCAATCGCGGTTGTCATACGAATTACATGGTCGCGACAGTTCACAATACCTTCATCAAATAGCTTGAAAAGACCTGGAATATAGCTCATATTCTTTTCTATAATTTTACAATCTTTTGCTTCTGATACTTGTCCTCCTGTTCCTTCAGAAAGAATCCACAAGTCCGCATCTACCTTCTCAACAGAACCAATATAAGTGTCCGGATTATCTAATATATGTTGCTTATCGGTTTTTTGTTGATATTTATTAGCTAGACCTTGGTCTTCTTTATTATCATTATTATTCATTTTATTACTAGTTTTACTTGTAGTTTTACTCATTTTTATTTCTATTATACATTCTAATTTTATGTTTATATATTTTTCAATTTTATTGTTTTAACAATATTTAAAAATAGATAGTTTAAAAATAGATAGTTTAAAATAAAATTATAAAATAGAATAAAGAACAATGTCTGGATTACATTTTACTCCAGGAAGAAAAGGAAAGTTAAGCAAATTATTACGTAATTTATATTATTGTCAAACTAAACAACAAGAACCGCCATTTAAGGGAAAAGGCTTCTCATATACATTTGAAAATGACCTATTTGTTATTACATTTAAGACTAGCGGAATCATTGAATTTAATGGATTTGTTGGCATAGATTATTTAGTAATAAAAGAGATTCCTCCATATAATAATGCCAGTGGTACATTTTTTTCAGAAAAACATCAACCAATAATTATTGATATACAACCCAATATGGAGATAAATATTGATACAGGAGAATTTAATTTATTTTTTGATGGATACAAAGAAGTAATATTTTATGTAAAAATATACGAAAATAATATTCCGGAATGTAATCTATATAATGATTGTGCTTGTATTCAGGAAAAGGTAAACCAAATAAAGACTGGATATAATGACCCAACACAACCAATAAGTTTAAGAGTGTCTCAATTGTCTACCCAACGTTTAGGTGGTCGAACAATATTTGGAAATGTTGGATTAGGTTTAGGAATAGGTGTAAATGCGAGGACAAATACATTTTTTAGGAGGTGCTGAAGGTCAACCTGGTGGCAGTCCTCGACCAATAAGGAACCGGTTTTAGGAAAATATAAACAAATGCGTTTCTAAATTTATGACAAAAATTTATGACAAAAATTTATGACAAAAATTTATGACAAAATTTTATGACAAAATTTATGACAAAATTAATAATAATTTTATAATTAGAATTATTATTTTTTCTTATTATATTTTATAATGACGTTTAAAACAATCATTGGTTCGCGCGCAGAAGTGTGGCATGGTACTGCTAAACATACATCAGGTGGTCTTACAAAATCTCATTTAATGAAGAACAAGTCTGGACGCATTGTTTCCAGAAAGAAGCACTTTTCGGCCAAGAGAGACAATCGTCTTGTAAAGGCTGGTTACAAGACCAAGAAGGGACACTTTGGCTTTGTTAAGACTGGTTCTAAAAGCCGAAGACACAGTAAAGGTAAGAAGATGAGAGGTGGTATGCCTCATAATCTTGACAATGCGGATTCTGCTGACCATAGTGGCAATGGCAGTAACAATGGCAATAACATTGCCGGTGCTGGTATTACTGACTTTGGCCCCAGTTCAACAGGTGTCCAAATACGTGCTGGCATGGCTGGTGGCAAGAGACGTAAACATCACATGGTTGGTGGAACAACTAAACCATTTGCTGATGTTTAAATGAGTTCTCCTTTGAATCGAGCTTTAAATGCCTAAGCAAATTAGTTTGTAATCCATGATGAACTAACAAATTTCTCATATTTAATATGTTCATTTAAAACATGGCAAACACTTTTTTCAAAATATTGTTTGCTAACAATAGGCATCATTCGCTTATCCTTATCTACTAGTTGGGTCGATTGACAAAACAATTTATAACTTTTATACAATTCATCAAATGATATTAAGTCATTCTTCTTCTTGATATTATTAACATTAGAACTCCCTTTATATATTTCCAAAAATTTCATTATGTCATTTTGTTTAGACCATAAATTACATAATATATTCGTAACATATTTGTTGTCAATAATTTCGACTTGTGGTGAAAAATAATGATGTATCATCTTTATAATATCCTTGTCTGAAATGGAGACTTGTTTGTAGTCAGAAATTTTATATAAAGAGGCAATTTCGTCTATTTCGTATTCGTCATCATTAATACTTATGTTATCACTTATGTTATCACTTATGGTCAGTATTTTAATATGTGCGTTCCAAAATGCTAAAAAGCTACTAACTGACGGCAAGTATTTGCTAGTAACATTTATAAAAGTTGGCTCTTTCTCTTTTTCCTTATTCACAATATCTTCTTCTAAAGACGTTTCAATAAATGATAGTTTTATCTTAAGAATCTCCTTCAAATTGTTAGTATATATCATATTTGGAATATTAATACTGGACAAATATTGCTTCCATATGTAATGCATATTCTTCCAAGACAATGTATTATAATTATTATTATTATTGTTATTATAAATGTTGATTTCAGAACCAGAACCAGAACCAGAACCTTGTTTTATACTGATACACTGTTTTATAAAACTATCTACTATTTTGTCCGTCGTATTTTGACTGAAAAATAGTGTATATTGTTTAACATGTTCATCTGCTTTTGTTAAAAGATAATTGTCGGAATTTGTATATCTTTCAGAATAATGTGCCGCAATACAAAGCAAATCAATACCTATTTTGTTTAGAACATCCTTGATTAAGTCATGCGATAATGCGTTTTCATTAGTTTTAATTAGCCTGTAGTTTGCTATATCATGACTGTCATGATATTTAGAAATAAAATTATTCATTATTGAATTACCTGTTGTAACATACGCAATTGAATCAATAAGTAAGACTAGTTTCTTTATATTGGCATTAATAAAATACATTGATTGATTTGTATTCTTCTTCAAAATACAGTCACCAATAACAGTGAGGAAATATTTAGCTTCTGTTCTGGATTCAAAGATGGTCTGTAAAAAACCCAGAACATTCTGGATTGTGTATGTTTCAGGCACTGATTTGAATAATGAACGTTCCTTGATTTGCTTGATAATAGTCTGCTTAGTTTTATGTTTCCAGGCCATCAATTTGCCTTCATCTGTAATTGTAGAGAGCAAATGGTGATGAATATCGTCGTCCTTTATGATACTATATGTTTTGCCGTCATATACATAATAGATGTTGTTATATGGCATGTAAAAATACTGGTGTTTGCTCAAATACACCTTGAAGAAGTTATCCTGCTCCATTGTTAGTTCATTCATTCTCGACACACGTTCTTCATATTTTTTATGCTCTGAATCTAACAAATTAGGCAAATTTGTGATAAAAGTTTGTAGACGGTTTATCATATATGGGCAATCTTTGTATTTATTATATAGGTCAGTTAGGTCTACAAGTGTATTAATTGGTTGTATTTGCTGTAAATTGGTTATATTATCATTCATTGCTACTGCTTCTTGTGCCATTTAATGTATTATAATTATTATATTGGTAATTTGTTTTTAAATTGTTTTAATTTGTTTCTATAATTAGTATATAATATGACGTCAACTAATAAAAATAGACAACAAGTAAGACCTATAACACTGAGATATTTGCCTAAACGTTTATCTAGGAAGGACAAAAAGACACAATCTCAAATGATTCAGAAATCTAGACGGATGTATAAGAAAGGTGTTTATTATACAAGAAAGCCTGTCAAGTCATTTTCGACAAAAACATCTAAACATATTTTAGCAGCTAGAAAAATGTATAATATAGAAACTATTAATGCGAATCAGGAACTGGCTACTAAATCCGGTTGTTCCTTAGATGCTCTAAAAAAAATTGTAAATAAAGGCGAGGGAGCATATTTTTCATCTGGTTCCAGACCGAACCAAACCGCGCAATCATGGGGTAACGCTCGTTTAGCAAGCGCATTGACAGCAGGAAAAGCCGGAGCAGTTGATTATAATATTTTACACGATGGATGCAAACGGGGTTCCAAAGGCTACAAAATGGCTGAATTAGCTAAAAATAGATACGGACATGGTCAACGCAAAGTACCAAAAGCATAATATAATTAATGGTTTAACATATTAATTTGTTTTCAATTGTTTTATTATTTTTGTTCAAAGAATATATTAATTCTAACGCATAACTATTTAAAGATTTGCGTTTAAATTTACGTATATTATAGAAATAATGGCTACTTTTACCAAAAATATTAATACACATACAAATGACGGCAATGTGTTAACTATTAAAACCGTCCAAATTGCCCCATTTAGGACTTTAATGACAGCTCTAAAAGATATTCTCTTGGAGACCAATATTTCATTCCAACCCGACGGAATTCGAATTATTAACATGGACAAGTCGCATACAATTTTAGCCCATTTGTATTTAGCAGCTCAAAATTTTGAGTTCTATGAGTGTAAAAAAGAGAAGATTATTATTGGCGTCAATATGTTCCACCTTTTTAAGCTAATTAATTCCATTGATAATGATGATACGCTCACAATTTACATTGAAAATGCTGACTATTATGACGGCATTGTGTCGCACTTGGCACTAAAATTTGAGAACGGTGATATTAAGCAGTGTAAGACGCAGAAGTTGAAGCTAATTGAGCCTGAGCCTGAGGAGCTTGAGTATCCTGATGTGAAGTTCTCTTCAATTATTAATTTACCTTCAGCTGACTTTCAGAAGATTATTCGTGATTTGTCATGTATTTCTGATAAGTTGGAAATCAAGTCAGTTGGCAATGAGCTGATTTTCAAGTGCCAGGGACAATTTGCGTCGGCGGAAATTCACCGGGCTGAGTCGGATGGCTCAATGGGTTTCATTTTGAAGCAGGATTCGTCTAAAATTATTCAGGGCGAGTTTTCTTTGAAGAACCTTGGCTACTTTATCAAGTGTACCAATTTGTGCTCCCAGATTGAGCTCTATTTAGAGAATGATTTGCCACTGGTTGTCAAGTATGATGTAGCGAGCTTAGGGTCTATTCGGTTGTGTTTGTCATCATTGCCTTCGGTCTAATCCTTCAGTGTAATATACCTTTTAAAAAAGATAAGTAAATACAAATAACTAGTTTTAATTTTCCCAAAATATAAATACTTAAAGTAATATTTATATTCTAACTATATTCTAACTAACACACTATGTCATATTATAACAGTTATACTAATTATTTAGGAGCACAAAGGTGTTGTAATAATAATTCGGCTGGAGCACAGGGTGAGCAGGGGGCTCAAGGTCCAGGTGGTCCTATTGGACCTAAAGGAATGACAGGTCCACAAGGGTCACAAGGGTTTACTGGGGCTACCGGAGCAACTGGCGCACAAGGCGCACAAGGCGCAACTGGAGAAACTGGATTATCATCTGGACTATTATTGTATTTAAATTTTTCAGAGTCGACTGGTATTGATATATTTAATTCAGGAACTAATCCAGCATTACCTGGTGATGTTAATCCACCAGCAACTGAGCCTTCAGACCCAATTAGTCAAGTCTTTTCTCCAGACCCTAATCCACCAATATTTATTAGACATTTGTCTACAACTGCTACTATTGCTCCACAGTCATCGGTTTTACAAGAGTTTTCTGTAGCAGGAGAAGACGATTGGTCTACACAATTTGCTATATCACTTACAGAATTAAATAATCCTGTATTTATTCCTCCTGGTATTTGGGATTTGAATTTATATTGTAACCGGAATGCTGGTACAGATGTAGCATATCAGTATAGATTGTATGGTTACAATTCAGTTGGTCCTGTTTTAGATGAATTAGTGCCTGGTGGGTCGGGATATGATGGTATTCCTGTCACTGCTCCTAGTGTTACATATCAGTCACTATCTTTAGTTATACCTAATACTATTGATATAACTGGTTATACTGATATTGTTGTAATTATTACGGGTAGAAGCAATACTGGAGGAGTTACACAAATTGCGACTACTTTTTATGAGTCGTCAATTACTTATTCGCATTTACATACAACATTTACTGCGCAAACTGGTGTTACTGGACCACAAGGCGCGCAGGGTGCTACAGGTGCTACAGGTGCTACAGGTGCTACAGGTGCTACGGGTGCTTCAAATCCCAACGCAACAAGTATTACTATTACAGACGAAACAACTGGGACCGCAATAACGTATCCTACTTTTGTAAAAGCAACTGGAGCAACTCAATCTATGTTTGTAGATACAACAGGACTCACTTATAATAATACTACAAATACCTTAACCACTACAACATTTGTTGGAAATTTAACTGGAACCGCAACAAATGCCAATAATATTTTAGTTCAAGATAATCAGACAACTAACACCTATTATGTTCCATTTGTATTAGGGACAAGCGGTAATCAACCATTATATATTGATTCTATAACAACGCCAACACTTACATACAATCCAGCTTCTGGACTAATGAATGTGAACGCATTAGGGTTAAATTTAGGAACAACCGCGGTGGGTGTGTCTGGAGCAGTATGGACATTAACTGTCAGTGGAACTGGCGGTCAATCTCAACAAGAATGGAAAGTAGGTATAAGTGCAAATGTAACAACATTAAATATTACTAACCGTAGAGGTAACGGAATATACAGGATTTATATTTATAATTCCAGTGGCTCTTCTTGGACTATTGCTTATCCACTTTTAAATACTGCTGGTGCCACAAATAAAACAGATTGGAACGTAGCACAAACAATTGCTAATGGTGATACTTGGATTATGACAATACAAGTAGTAGATTTTAACACAGGCAATAACGTGAATTCCATTTCATTAACACGGTTTGTATAATAGTTTCAAACAAATAATTTCAAATAAATAATATATTTGTATATTAAAATAACAAAATGGCATTTACACGATTTCATGATGACCCAGCAAGAATAGCCAAACAATTACAACAACAGACCGACCAGGGACGCTGGGCAATTGATGTGCCAGGTAATGGCGACAAGCCATGTTTTATGATGGACCCGCAAATTATTCCGCAAAAATGGGGTGGCAATTTGTGGACCAAATCAATTGACATTCAAAACTCTCTTTTAGGAATAGATAGGCCTTTGACTAGGGATTGTATGAAGTCAAAATATAATCAATTTGTTTCCGGTGCTAGTCGTATTGAGTATCCTGAAAGCGATAATCTGACAACTGAGCAATCTAGAACTATTGCGCCTGCGTGGATGTATCGTGATTTACCTCAAGTTCACGCATATATTTTACCTGAAAATCCTCAAAGTCATACTGAAATGAAATTTAGAAATAATGTTAGTACGCGCAATTTTGAAAAGGATAATTTTAGCAGAGACAATGTGTGTCCTACAAATAGCCAAGATTATACAAAATATGTGAAAAATCAAAATCAACCAACTAGTGCTAATACAAATGTTAATAGCAAGGAAGGGTTCTCAAATATAAGTACAAATACATTTCACAGCAGTATGCCAAATGTAGGTAAAAATACTAACATTGAATATGCTCGCAGACAATTTGACGCAATTAATGGCACACAAAGAAGACATGTTTAAAAAAGTAAAAGTAGTAAAAAGTAAAAAATAAAAGTATATATTATATATAGTATATAATATATAATGGAAATAGCTATACCACTTATCGCATTAGGCGGAATGTATGTTGCATCAAATCAAAATAAAAATTCATTTTTAAATCAAAATAAAAATCAAAAGCAAAATCAAAATCAAACGCATTCTTCTAAGAAGGAGAATTTTGCCACTATGGGTGCTAATCCAAACTACTTACCAAATACCAATGTACCACCAACCAATTATCCTATTTTAAATAACAAGGAGCTTGTTGACAATGTTCAGGAATACGTCAATCCAAATATGGCCAGTGACAAATATTTTAATCAAAACGCCTACGAACAGCGACAACGTGCCGGGGGCAAAGTTAGCGACACAATTCAGCAAGTATATTCTCTTTCCGGCAATTATATGGACACTAAGGAATTTAAACACAGCAATATGGTCCCTTTCAACGGCGGCAAACCAAAAGGCCAAATTTATAATAATAACAACGCCGAAACTATTTTAGACAATTACATTGGTTCCGGTTCTCAGACAATTAAGAAGATTGAGCAGGCGCCGTTATTCAAGCCTCAGGATAACATCCAGTGGGCTTACGGTGCGCCTAATATGAGCGACTTCATGCAGTCTCGAGTTAATCCGGCTTCAAAGAACAATATGGTAAAGCCTTTTGAATCTATCCATGTTGGACCCGGTTTAGGAAAAGGATTCTCTTCTGAAGGCAGTGGCGGTTTCAACTCTGGTATGGAAGACCGTGATGCTTGGCTCGATAAGACCGTCGACCAATTGCGTGTCGCAACTAATCCCAAACTTGAATACAGTTTAGACAATTTACAGGGCCCAGCACAGTCAAATATTAAGAATGTTGGTATCCAAGGCAAGGTTGAGAAATACAGACCTGATGGTTTCTTTATCAACTCACAAGACCGTTGGCTCACCACAACTGGCGCTGAAAAAGCTACTCGTATGGTGGCAGATGAAATTTTCCACACTTCAAACAGAAATGAGACTACAAAGCAGGTCACTGGAACACCTAATTCAACTATAAAGACGGCTGGATATGCGCCTACAAATCACGAGGAGACCAAACGCATCCAATTGGAGGGTTACGATGTAGCACATTCAAATGCCACAGGTCGTGGCCCTCACACCGATGGTGATAAGCATAAGCAAAGTCACACTAATTATGCGAATAACAGAAGCACAAATACGCAACCGACTCCTTATGGTTCTGGATTCTCGGGTGCCATTGGTGCCGTAATTGCGCCTATTATGGATATGTTGAAACCATCAAAGAAGGAGGAATACAGTTGTAATATGCGTGTTTATGGAAATATGGGAGGTGAAGTTCCTGGCAATTATGTTCATACACCCGGTGATATGCCAAGCACAACAGTTAAGGAGACTACTATTTATCAACCCAATGGCTATATTGGTAATCAAATTGATGGTGCTTATCAGGTGACTGACCACCAGAGCATTGCGAACCAGCGTGACACTACAAGTGAGTTCTGTCAAATGAACCCGGTTGGTGACAGGTCAGGACAAAGACAATATGATGCGGATTATAGGCAAACCAATAATGAAGCAAAGGAAAAGCTAGTTGTTGGACGAATCAATCAAGGCAATGCTAAGAATTTCAACTCGTCTATTAATATGTCGATGTCTAAGTTGGATTCAGACCGCGACAATAATCGTTTGTGGGCACCAAGCGCTGTAACTAAAACAGGCCCTTCTACACAGACTTATGGTAGAACAAATACACCTCAATATCAGAATGCTTACCAAGATAATAATCGCATAGACCCTTGCTTATTAGATGCTTTTAAGGCTAATCCATATACACATAGTTTGTCGAGTGCTGTTTAAAAGCTTTTATTAAAACCTGTAAACAAAATAAATCATTTTCGTAATATTAAAATATAAAAACACTATTTTAATATTAAACAACTAACAAAGTAAAATGATAAATATTCATCAGCCTATAAAAGACAAACTTGAATATTTTCATAATAATAAAAAAATACCTAATATTATTTTCAATGGTCCATCTGGCAGTGGCAAGAGCTCAATTGTAAATGACTTTATTACACTTATATACGACGGCAACAAGGAGCGAATTCGTGATTTTGTCATGTATGTAAATTGTGCTCATGGAAAAGGTATCAAATTTATTCGCGAGGAGCTCAAGTTCTTTGCAAAGACGCATATTAATTCCAATGGTGGAGATATTTTCAAAAGTATTGTCTTGTTAAATGGCGACAAACTAACAATGGATGCGCAATCCGCTTTGAGACGCTGTATTGAATTGTTCAGTCATAATACACGTTTTTTTATTATTGTGGAAGACAAGTATAAAATGTTGAAACCAATTTTGTCGCGTTTTTGTGAGATTTACATACCTGAACCGGAATATAATGGCAAAATTATTAATTTATATAAATACAATTTGGGGCAAACATTCAAGATGGGCGACATAAAAGCAAAACGTGTGGAGTGGTTAAGAGACGAATTGGACAAGGTTTTCTTAAAAGGTAACAGTATTAGCGAATCATCGCTTCTTAATTTGGTTACAAAGTTGTATGAGAAATCATATAGTGCGCTAGATATAATACAAATGTTGGAAGATGGTCAAATACTAGTGGCAGACAGTAATAAACAATATGAGCTTCTTATTGCTTTTAATAAGGTGAGGAAGGAGTTTCGCAATGAAAAACTACTGATGCTATTTGTTTTGAATTTTATTTATTTGGACACGCAAATAGTGCTGGAAAATATTTCATTTATGTGAGTATTACACCTTTTCTCATTTCAAACGCCCATTTTATAGATATAATTATAATGAAAGTTTTTGTTTTATTATTTTACGTGGTTATGATCTTGGTATAGTAGAACCACAATCCAATTCCCATAAAGCATTTCGCAGACAAATCTAGTATATTCATCATAATATTCTTGTATTCCTCATTAAATAAGTACGCAACGCCGTACATACTCCAAATAGCGAAATATATTCCGAAAAGAACACGATTAGCTGTGTTAGTCGTTGGCTTCACATACTTATTATATATTATATAAAACATAGCAAAGAATGCCCCGAATCCGAGAACTTCCGCCATGAATGTGCTTATGGTGTTCATCTCACCTAAGTATCCGAAATACAACATGGCATAGTCTAAGAGAACCACGCTCGCTATGGTAGCAAGCGACATAGTCTTCTTTATGTTCGTACTGAGAACAAGACATAATGCGACCAACATAAACGGCGTGGTAATAGACCAATCAATGTATCTGATCTGCGATAGTTCACTCCAATCCATGTTCACCATCTGCTGTTCTGACTTCGCAATTTTTTCAATAAACAGAGAATAGAAATATCCGGCGATCAGAGATATACATGTTTCTAAATTGAGAATGTGACGAACATTTGAATTATTGGTTCGCATAGCCTCAATGAATGTAATTGTTGCCGTTGTTAGAAGTAAGGTGTATGTGATCATAAACGAAAACTTCACCTGATTATCAAGTTTCTTGTATTCCGGCTCATTCGGCTGCTCCTTTTTTATAATGGTGCTTGCGCTCATTTATGTATACAGAGAAAATTGATTTCTTCACTTTTATAATTAAATAAAAAATAAAAATAGAACTAACAAAATAAAAGTTATAAGGTAATTTATTTCAATGCGTATTTGTCAATTGTGACGGCTTTGGTGACATTTTTCACAATTTTTTCTATATTATCATGTTGTTCTTGAATTGTGCCACCGGACATGGAATTCATTACAATTTTATTGTATTTCACATTTTGTTTTGTTGTTGGGTCTCGACACCCTGGATGTTCCTTCACCCATTCATTAATTTGCTTGATATTTTTAAAAGCAATTAGTTTTATTGCGCTTTTCAGATTTGGTTTATCATCTGTTTCCTTTGTCCAGCAATTATTTTCTTTAATATACACTGTCTCACGTTTCAAATCAGTACAATGTATGGGTCTTTGATTTGTATCTAAATTATTCAGATTCTTCAATAGAATTTTGGAAACACCGTCAGCATAATCCATGTGCGCAAAATTCTCTAGGTCAGACATTTGTATCGCAATTGTATCAACAAATTCACTCATATTCATAGCTCCTTTACATGTGTCATTTAGAAACAAATTTAAACAAAATGAGTTATTGTTATTATTTGAATTCACATTATTGGTTGTATTATTAATTGAATTGTTTATAAATTCCTTCTTAACCAGCTCCATAATCAAACTTTTAAAATCAGCATTCTCTTTCAATAAATACTTAATGAGATTATCTTTTTTAAATAAGTCTGATTCATCATTCTCATCATCCTCTGTTTCATTTAATTCATTATTTTCATTATTTTCATTATTTTCATTATTTTCATTTTCATTACAAGTAGTATTATTTACCTTAATACATTTTTTTTTGTGAGCACAAAGACTTGATAAATGTTTATATTTATTGCCACAAATACAATAAAATGTTTGATTGTTAGGATTGATGTTAGGATTGATGTTAGGATTTGTTAGTGTTGTATGTTTTACTGTAGATATATGTCTAGTCCAGTCACCTTTTTTGCTACAATTAAAGTCACAGTTTTTACATTCAAATTTATTGGATGTAAATGATGTAAGTTTGTTAGGATTTTCCATATAATATATACTAACAAAAAAACCTCCTAAAGTTTCTGTAAAAACTCAAAAAAATTATCATCACAAAATTGCGAAACCTCAAAAAATAATTGTGACGAGTATGGTCAAAAGTGAAAAAAACAGTGTTTTTCAAAACTATTTTTGGGTTTTGAAAATTGGACATTTCTTGGACATTTATAAATGTCCAATTTTTGATTCCCTTTTTACTTTTTGGAATTGATTTCTTTACTTTTTCAAAAAAATAAAAAAAATATAATAGAAAAATAGAAAAACTAACAAAATATAAAATAAGTTTAAAAATCCAAAAAAAAAGGTTAATTGTTATTATAAAACATGGATGATTTCAATGTTAGTTCATTACACGAATCAAAGAACGAATGGGGAGCTCGTTTGCTAACAATTTTGACGCCATTAATTATTGAAGGATTTAAGTCAATTTTCGACGAATCCGTTACACTTTGCAAAACAAACGGAGAAATGGAGAAGTATTTAATGACATTCCAGAACCTTATTACACGTATTCCCAAATGGAATGCCACTATTATTGAGACTGAACGAAAACGAATTATTGAGAAAAGTTGTTGCAACTATTTAGAAGAATTAGTTACATGTGTACATATTATTCAACTCAAATTATTGACTGCGATGCGTGTAGGACAAAAACAAAAGAAAATTGATATTAATATTCCCAAGTTAGACGACTTCATTCACAAAGCTTATATCAATGTAGCAAGAAAGATTTACAAGAATGTGTATCTTTTTGAAATCAGTGCGGTTCCGTTACAAGTCCAGAAGCATAACCGAGAATTAGAAATAATTGTCCAAGAATGTATTTTGAACGCAGTCAGAGAAAGCATCCCAATTGAAGGCATATTAAGAGCCTACATGGATGAAACTGTTGAGGAAGATGTTGTTGAAGAAATTAAGGAACAAGTTGTAGAAAAGAGTGCGCCTGTAAATGCGCGAGGTGATACAGAGTTTATTTCAGAAGTGAAAGCAAAAGATAAGGAAAAAGAGAAAGATAAAGAGAAAGAACAAGGTCAGACCAGTCAATCTAGTGAATCATCATCATCTTTGAAATTTAACGACGTTGATTCAGTGCTAGACAATAATAACAAAGAAGAGTTTGTTAACGCACCCAAGACATATGACAGATTAGAAGAAATTAGCAAAATGAGAAACGAGCAAAGAAAGCAGGATGAAGAAGAAGATGATGACGAAGTTTTAAAAATTTCAGATGAGACAGTAGACTTGGGCAGTTTAGATGTCCATGTAATTGGCCAGCCAGAAATCAAATTAGATGATTCGTTTTTATTGAATGATGTTGAAATATTGACTTAATAAAACTAAAACAAAACAATTGCGTTAATATACAAATAAGAAACTAAAAATATATTGTAAAATGGATAATATATTTTTAATAGCAGGTATTATATCCGTAATATTTTTTCTTGTAAAATTCTTGGAAATGAGGTATGTTGACAATGAAAGCAAACCATTAAAGTTCCTTATTCGCGATACTTTAGTAGTATATATTAGCGTAATTACAGGTAATTTTATTTATGAACAGGTTACGCCGGTAATAGAAGAGACAGTAAAGACGCCAAGTGCGCCAATTGCTTTCACAGATGATGCGCCGTTTTAACCCCCATTTTTGCCCTTATCTCCTCAATTTTTTTAAAAAATGCGCTATTATTGTCCTCCAAAAAGTGTCTCTTAACCACAGAATCAAATCCAATCATTTTTATTACCCCAGAACAAATCAATAAGAACCAATATAAATTCAAAATAAATAGACCAAATAGAATTGCTATAACTATTTTATCACACATGAAAAACTGGTTGTATTTAGTTATATTTTCAAACAATTCTTGATTAGTAATAATATATTTAAAATACAAATATATCCTTGCGTAGAAAAATGTTATAGCAAATAATCCGTCATTAATTGGTTGTATAAAAGCAGGCAAACTAACAAATTGTATAACTGTTGGGTGTCTAATTAGGTTCCGAATGCTCAAAAATATGTTACTTACTTCAGCCAAAGCCAAAATATACAATTCGTTTTTAATAATTGGACCTATAATAGGAGACAACATATACCAACCTATTACAAATATAAAAAAAACATGATGTATTTTTAACTCGATTTTTTCAACAAAAAACAAATGTATTGCTAGATATATTATCACAATTATAAACAAACAATTGAGCCATTTTATGTCTTTATCAGACGAGCAAAAATGATATAAACAGAAACAAGCATATAGCGACACAATTAGTGTTGTTATGTATTGGGCTGTCTCTTTATTAATTATGTTCTTATTAAATATGTCTTGATTATTTATATTTATATTTTTTATTAAATTAGTCATTTATAAGTATTTATTATAAATAACTAAGGTTGAAAACGAATACTTTATTCTTTACTCTTTACTATTAGTAAGTGTGCCTTTAATTTGCTCAATTTTCTGTAAAAATGGGTCCTTATTGTTATCCGGCTTATATTCAAATACATCACGCCCAGCAGCCATATTAACTGCTTTTTTACCAATAATAGTAAACCAATATAGATTTAAAAATCCTAAAATCCAGAAGACCATTATAATTATTTTATCTAACATCCAAAAATTAGCCGTTTTGGGCAAATTAATGTATATATCTGGACTGAATAAAATATTTTTGTTATACAAATATAGTCTTGTATAAGTGAATAATATAAAGAACAATATATCGTTTCCTGGCTGTATTTTTTTCAACAATTTGGCCCAATCTGTTTTCAAATCAGTTGATGGTTGTTTTAAATAGGTTCTAATCAACATTTTAATGCTTAAAAATATAGAACTAGATTCAATTAGAATTGCCGTAAATATGGGTTCTATAATAGAAAATGGTATTGATGGAATACATAATGAAAATAATGTTAAAAAAATGCTACATATATGATGAATCCAAAAATCAATACGACTTTCTGAATATAAATCGTAAACTAAATAAATTATAAAAAAATACCAAATATATTTAAACCATTGTAGATTGTTAGTTTGTTTATATTTATAAAGCCCAAAACAACAAAATAATGACATTAATAAGGAAATAGTATCTTGTATATATGGTTTAAAATCCATTTTTATTGATTTATAACCTATTAATATTTTTTATAGTAAATTTATACTTATTATTTTTATTTTTCCTCTTTTCCTCTTTTCATTTATTCTTTTTCCTTTTTTTATTATCTCCCCGTCCATACCTTAATCATTGTTCCATGAATAATTTTATTATTAAAATCATTGATATATTGGTCAAAATTATAGTTGAATGATAAATGATGTGTTCTAATATCACCATAAAATGACGGAAATGCTTTTATACCTTTATATTCATTGTTAAATAATAGTCCTAAAATTCGCTCAAAACCGCATCTATCTTTGCGGCAAGTGATTGCGTTTACTAAATTACTAATTCTGTATTTGCGCTCTAAATTTGACAAAAATGAATGATTAATATAACATTGACCACCAAAACATAAATTGAATTTAGCATCATCGCTCATGCCTAATATATTAATTTCACTGCCAGCCAATCGCTGACGAATAAATGACGTGTTTTTTAAATATGCGGAAATACGAAGCAAATTGCTTAAATATTCCTTGTCATAAGGATGATGCCAAAAAGGTAATACAGGCATTTTGATTTGTTCAAATGGGATGCGTTTATGAATAAATGTGCTGTCATGAATAATCACGGCATTGTTAAACCATTTGTGTCGTAAAAAGTATACAAATGGCAACAATTCGCCTCTACCAGGATATTCTGACTGTACAATTTCCACATTTTTATAATCAAAATCGGCTTTAACAAAAGCATAATTGCTATTATCATCAATAATAACTATTTTCTTTAAAGGATAATTTGTTCTAATTAGCTTAATATTCTGATTCCAATATTTATTAGTTTGTTCTGAATTAACATGTCTAGTTATTATAAATCCAAAATTCATTTTATTGTATTATATTATATTATATATTGTTAATACAATAAAATTATGTTTTTTTACACATTATATACACATTCTAATTTACATATGACGGTAATTCATCAATATTAATGATTTGCTCGTTATTCTTACCATTACTATTATTACCAATGCTATTATTACCCATGCTATTCTTAGATATTACAAATTTGTTGAATTCTGGTCGCTCCAATTGTGCTACAGGTGTGTGATTATGGACACATCGAGCAATCATTTTATATAACTTAAAATCGGGATATCTTTCAGTGCCATTATTTTTATATAGAACATTAATGCCATTATCATCAATACACCATTCAACAATTAATTTTACAATAGGTTCACATAAATCCAAGTTTTTAACATCTTCAATGTCATCGATTACATAGTCAAAAATAGAACATGCTAAACGACACAAGTCAAAACTGAAGTTGGGTTCAAGTCTTGGTTTTTTTTCATTGAAATATGGTTCAGTATTATATTGCGTAGCGGCATCTCCACCTGTTTGAAAACTGTCACTACAAAATGTCTTGCCATTATATTTGTAAATGGCGCGACCAAAGTCTATTATTTTGAATATTTTGCCAAATGTGGGAACCTTGTAATACTTCTTTTTGTAGCAATAATAGATGAACTTTTTGTTAGTATTAATATACATTATATTATTTGTATGAAGGTCATTGTGTGTGAACGAAAACATCTTTTGGTATGTAATAAGTGTCATTATAACCTGAAATAAGGCTGAAAACCATTCGTCATTTGTTAGTTCAGTTGTTAAAATTAAGTTGTCAAATGTGTTTTCACAATGCTCCAAACAAATCATTTGGATTGGGAATTTAGGAAATGTGAGATATAATGTTTCTTCGTCAATATCGGAATAATCGCTGCTGTTAGTGTCACTGTCATTGTCACTATCATTGTCACTTTTTGTTTCATCTATATTACTACCATTTTCACTAGTTTTGTTAACAGCATCAGTATCAGCTGTGTCGCTATTATTTGTTTCAGCATCGACAGCGTCATCATCATTTTCCTCATTTTCCTCATTTTCCTCATTTTCCTCATTTTCATCTGTATGTGATGTTCTAGAGGAACATGATGAACCAGATTTGAGTGTCTCAGACTTTTTTGTGTCAACGGCAAGCTCAGATGAATTCATAATATCAACTAATTCAACATTCATATGTTTAATATCAGATAATGTAACTAAATTGCTACTGGGTTGTTCTAAATTTTGATTTTGATTTTGATTTTCAAAAATATCATCAAAAATAGTGTCATCAAATGACTTTATTGATAACACAGATTTATTTGACATAATTTTCAATGGCTTCAATGGTTTATTATTATCATCATCGGATAACAAGTGTGAATAATCGTCCACCTTAAACAATACATTTTGCTGTTTCATAAAAAAATCAGAATGAATTAAATAATCAATATCATCAATAATATTTATTTTGTAATTTTTCTTTATAGCTAAAAACGACCCATAGTAATCTAGGCCATGAATAAAGCCATGTGTGTTTAGTATCTGACTTGTTAAAAATGAAAAGAATCCATCTACATATGCTGAATTATTTACATCCGCTATTTTAGGATTAACTGGCAAACTTTTATCAATGGACGGCAGATTGAATAAATTGGCATCATTGTAGTTGTATTTGCCTATAATATATTTAAATGGGTCCAATAATGGTGCCATTTTAATAAACACATTTTGGCTGCTAGTAAAGTCGCCACTGTTATCATTACTATTCTTTAATTTACACATGTGAACATGCTCTGATAAAAAGTCGCTGCTTGTATTAGTATTAGTATTAGTATTACTGTTAGTATCATTATTTTTATTTTTATTATTTTTTCCAGTTTTTTCATCTTTTAAATCCGAGACATACCATAAATGGTTTAGGTTTATGCTATTGTAGTTATTCTCATTTAGTGAAAAAAATCTGTCGTAAATTGGCAAGTAATTTTGGACCTGGTCTAAAGTAATGGTTTTGTTAGTTTGAAACTTTGAAAAAAGGTTTATATTCTTCCTTTTTTGGTAATTAATGCCAAAAGTAGGATTTGTAGAAGTTGTCGGAATTGTTGCCATTAGCTAATTAAAATATAAATAATAGTAATATTTAACTTATTTTTCTTTCTCCTAAACAACTATCAAACTAACAAGTTATTTGAAATTATTTAGTTTTTAGCCATTTATTATTTTATTATTTTATCTTGTTTATTATTTTATATCATTTGTTAGTTTGGTTTGCGTTAAACAAATTAAATCTTTTATAGTTGTATACATATAATGAATTTAGAACTAAAACGGTTTGATATGAAAAACATTAGTTTCAAGCCTGATGAATCAAAAGGTCCTGTAGTTGTTTTAATTGGTCGTCGTGACACCGGTAAATCATTTTTGGTCAGAGACTTGCTATATTATCAACAAAGTATACCAATTGGCACTGTTATTTCCGGTACAGAAGAGGGCAACGGTTTTTACGGCAAATTGGTGCCAAAGTTGTTCATCCATAATGAATATAATACGGCAATTATTGAGAACATTTTGAAGCGACAGCGACAAGTGCTGAAACAGATTAAGAAGGAAATGGAGCAATTTAAACGCACAACAATTGACCCGCGAACTTTTGTGATTCTAGATGACTGCTTGTATGATAACACTTGGTCACGCGATAAAATGATGAGGCTACTTTTCATGAATGGCAGACACTGGAAGGTCATGTTAATCATCACAATGCAATATCCGTTGGGTATTCCACCAACGCTAAGAACCAATATTGATTATGTTTTTATTTTAAGAGAGCCCTACATTGCCAATAGGAAGCGAATTTACGAGAATTATGCTGGTATGTTCCCTACATTAGAGTCATTTTGCCAAGTGATGGACCAATGTACCGAAAATTATGAGTGCCTAGTGATAAATAACAACGCCAAATCTAATAAATTACAGGACCAAGTGTTTTGGTATAAAGCCGACGCACATAATGACTTCAGATTAGGTTCCAAAGAGTTCTGGGAGCTATCCAAATCAATCAATGATGAAGACGAAGAGGAGCAATATGACCCAAATAATGTGAAGAAACGTGGTCAGGGACCCAAGATTGCGGTCAAAAAGACAAAGTGGTAAAAGCGCATCTTGGTTATATAAATCTTGCTTTCAAAATATATAAACAAGATTAAACAACTTAAAGAGTATCCTATTATAAAGTATATAATAAGATGCAGGAATTAAACATCATAGAATTAATAGAGAAAAATCCAATATCTAAGCTATCAAAAGCATATAATAGCAAATTAATAAATAAAATTCAAGAAAATTTTACTGGTTTTGAACAACAATTATTTGTAAGTAGTTTTTATTGCTACTTAAATTATGATAAAAATATAGATTTCGTAGTTGATTTAGATAATATATGGAAATGGTTAGGTTTTCAACAAAAAGTAAAAGCAGTTGCATTATTAGAAAAACATTTTAAATTAGATATAGACTATAAAAATCTTGCTTTTCCATTAGGGAAAGCAAGTTCAAAAGAAGAAAAATGGGGCGGACACAACAAACAAACAATATTATTAACCATAAAATGTTTCAAGTCATTGTGTTTAAAAGCGCAAACAAAAAAGGCAGGCGAAATTCATGAATATTATATGAAAATGGAAGAAGTTTTACACCAAATTGTAGAAGAAGAAACTGACGAATTAAGGCTTCAGTTAGAGCAAAAGGAAAATATTATTTTAGAAATAAAACAAAATTCTGAACAAGAAAAGCAACAGCTAATACAAAATTCTAAAAAAGAAAAACAAAAAGCAATAGAACAAGCAATACTAGTCCATTTTCCATTAAACACAGAATGTATATATATTGGAACAATTGATAACACAAATGACGCAAATGAAAAACTAATAAAATTTGGACATACTAATGACCTAGCAACTAGAATAAATGACCATCGCAAAGGTTACACAAATTTCGCACTAGTAGAAGCTTTTAAGGTTCAAAATAAAGTAGAGATTGAGAATCTTATAAAAACATATCCAAAAATAAAAAGACAAATTCGTAGTATACAACTAAATGGCAAAAATAAAACAGAAATAATTGCTTATGATGCCACAAATTTTACTATTGATATATTAACCAAGCATATTCGTGATATAATACATTCAAAAACATATAGTATAGATAATTTTAATAGAATAATGAAACTTAATGAGGAATTAGAAAATAAAATTAGAGAATTAGAAGAACAAAATAAAAGGCTAGAAATTGAAAATAGAGAGTTAGAAATTAAAAATAAAAAACTAAATGAACAACCTAACACCATAAACAATAACAATGAAACACAAATTATACAACAAAATATAGTATTTACACCAAAGACAGAGAGTGAAATGGATAAAAAATTCAATGAGTTTATAATTAGTGATTGTATTGTGCGTCCAGATGTAGAAGAATACTCTGTTAATATGGAAGGACGTTACCGTTTATGGAGCCAAGTAAAACCAACAAAAGAAGTTTTTCACGCATTTAAAAGTTATTTAGACGCAAGATTTAAGCCAAAACGCATTGGAGCAAATCATGGTTATAGTGGAATTAAATTAAAACCCGTTGAATATAAAAAAATAAAAGAAAATTCAAATGTTGAGACATTTGTATTTCAAGTATGTCAGTTTTCTGATTGTGGAAAAGTATTAAATTCAGTTTTATTGAGCGAATATCAAAAATGGAAAGTTTCTGTTGGTAAAGAATTGTCAGAAAATGATATGAAAGAAATTAAGGACTATTTAAATGAGTCACCTTACGCATTGAAATCTGTAGTATGGACAGATGATGGTAATAATGATGGATATTATGGATTATCTATTAAAAAACATGAATATACCCCAAAATTAATTTGTTCAACTGGCAAAAAAGTTTATAAGCGAGAAGACAAAACGGACATCTTACTAGCAACTTGGGATACAATCGCAAAAGCAGCACTAGCAGAAGGCATTTCCACTGCTAAAATGAGTCGCAGTGTTAAAAATAAAATTATAATAGATGACTATTATTATAGTGTTATTTGACACATTTTGTTGCGTTTGTATAAAAACAAAAATATTATAAAATTTGTAAATTATATTATATATATATATATATAATATAATGTCAACTTATTCGTTGAATAATGTGAACTACTCTTACACAGTAGGTTCTGGAATTGCGAGTGTAGCATCATCATCGGCAATAATATCAGGAAGTGTGGATATTTTAGCCAAGTTTACTGTTTCTAATATGGAATATACTGTTACAAGTATTGGAGATTTTGCCTTTCATGTTAAACAAAATATAACAAATGTAACAATCCCTAACACAATTACTAGTATAGGAATACATGTATTTGAACTTTGTACAAGCTTAACCAGCATTACAATTCCCAGTTCTGTTACAACTATTGGCAATAACGCATTTAATGCTTGTTCTGGACTAGCCACAATAATATTACAATCAAATTTAGCAAATTTTAAAGAAGCATTTATAAGAATAAATAACGCAAATTTAAATGTCACTTTGAATTATGTAGGAGCTATTCTTGATGGTATGTTTTATAATTTTGATAAATTGACAACTATTACAATTGGACCCAATATTACAAGTATTGGTTCACAAGCATTTTATAATAATAATCAATTAAAAAGCATAACAATTCCTAGTTCTGTTACAAGTATTGGCGCTTCAGCATTTCAAGATTGCTCTAGTCTAACCAGCATAATAATTCCCAGTTCTGTTACAAGTGTTGGCGATTATGCTTTTAGTGGTACAGGTTTAACAAATATTATTTGTAATACTTATTTAGTAAGATTTGGTTTTGGATTTTTTGGATTGAATAATGTAAACCTTCAAATTACTTTTGATTATGTAGGCGCTATTCCAGATGGTGCTTGTAATGGTCGCTCTAATCTAAAAAGTGTTACAATTGGGTCTGGTATTACAAGTATTGGC